AGTGCTTGCTCCTCAGCCTCGGCCGGCCGCAACAGGTAGAGGTCCCTGTCGCTGCTGCGCTTGGTGATCGGGTCGTACAGCGTGCCGGTGACGGGGCACACCAGGATGAGGCCGCGAGCCTCGTGGCTCAGGCGCACCAGGTGCTTGACCTTCTCGATGCCGGCGGCGTAGACCAGCCACGCCGCGGTGGGCTTGCCGCGCAGGTGGCCAATGTGCCGCTCGGCCACGCAGCCGTCCGAGGTGATCTCGATGATCTCCATGGTCAGGACTCCTTGCTGTTGCCGCCGTTGCCCTTGAGCTCGGACGGCGGCGACCACCCGAAGCGGCGCCAGGTGGCCTGGACATTGGCGCCGGCGGTCCAGACGAACCGCGGGTCGTCGGCGGGGATGGTGGGGTTGGTGCGGCGGGCGCCGGGCGGGGTCTTGCTGTCTTGCTTCACGGTTGACTCCGGGTTGGTGGGGTGAGGGGTTGTGCCGCTATTACACGGCGAGGGTGAATAGGATGCGCAGCGTCTCGCCGGAGATGCTGTAGCCGCCGCCGTCTGCCTTGTGCAGCGGGCGCGCGACGTGGCTTCCGGTTGCTATCCATTGCGGGGCGTCGATGACGTCGTGCCTGGCGGGGTCGCTCCAGAACTCTTCCTGCAAGTCGATGCAGTACGGGCCGGAGGCGCCGGTGCGGGCGGCGCTGAGGTTGACGATGCGCATGGTCAGAACGGTGCCGGTTTGCCGGCTGGGTATGCCGGCTTGGGTTGGGGGTTGGGGGCCCGCTTGGCGGCGGGCGGAAGGCTGGGGTAGCCCAGCAGCCTGGGCGGGAACGGCCAGGGCTTGCGGTCAGTAGTCATAGGCGGCCTCCTTCATGTCCTGGGCGATGAGCCGCTCAACCTCCGCGCGGTCGTCCTCGTCCATCTTCCGCGCCAACCAAGGCGCCGGGCGCCCGCGCCGGTCGCGCACCTCGAACTCGACCTCCTCGGGTTCGTCGGGGCAGCAGCGCTCGGGTGGCCCCGAGTACCGCCCCGGCACGCGAGCGGCGTAGTGCGTCACCTCGATGAGGCAGGGAATGCCGGCGATGCGGGCTTCGATCATGCTGACCTCAGAACGGCTGGGGGTTGGCGAGGGTGGCGTTGAACTTGTCGCTGCCAACGCGGGCGATCAGGGTCTCGACGGTGGCCAGGGCAAGCTGGCGGATGTCGCGCAGGGCCAGGCCGACCGAGCTCACGCGGATGCCGAGGTACTGGCCCTCGACGGTGCAGATCTTGCAGCCTGACTTGGGGTCCGACACGGTCCAGTGCTGCAGCGTGGGGTGCCGATGCAGCGCCAGGCGGTGGGCCTGGTTGCCGGCGACCACCATCAGCGGCGAGTAGCCGACGTTGGCAATCTCGCCACCGTTCTTGGTGCGCAGCGTGAATGTGGGCTTGGGCATGTCGGACTCCTGAAACAGTTGGTTGGTGAAGAGAAGTATATGTTGCGCCACAAATCGCAACACTAGGAAAAACCCTAACTTCCGGGCTTGATGAAACCCGGCCGAAGCCGGGCCGTGAGCGTCAGGCTGCCGCTGGCTCAGCCGCCTTGGCCGGGTGGTATCGGTGGGAGTAGAGTCGGCGGGTGTCGCCGTGCTCGAGCGGCGCGTTCATGGCCTCGGTGGCCGCGGCCTCGTCGTCGAAGGTCTTGGTGCTCATCAGGTGCAGGCCGGTGTACTCAGCCACGACGTACTTGCCGGCGGCGCAGGCGGTTTTGATGCTGGCCGCGTGGGCCTCGGCGTTCAGCTGGTTGATGGTGTGAAGGTCGTGCATGGTGCTTTCTCTGTTGCGTGATGCCGGGTTGGCGCCACAGGTCTGCCCTCAGCAAGGGCAGAGCCGTGGGGTCAGGCGGCCCGCAGGAGGCGGGGTGCGCAGCGCCGGCAGACGTAGGCCCGGAACGGTTGGCCGTCCAGGTCCGCGTAGCCGGTGCCGTCGTCGCGCACGAAGTCGCCGCATTCACGGCCCGTGGGGGTGCCGTTGTCGTAGTACGAGGGAGCCACGCACCGGCCCAGCTCCCAGGGGCCCAGCTTGTAGGCGCTGAAATACGTGGCCGAGGCGGCGGACTGAGGGACAGGTGCAAGGCGCATGGTCGGGCTCCTAGATTGCGAACCCGACAAGCAGGCCCAGGGTGATGCCAAACGCCGCCGCAAAGACGGCGTCGGCAGTGGTGAGAGGGACGCCGTGCATGTCAGGCGGCCTGGCCGACCGAGCTCAGGCCAAGGGCGGCCAGCTGCTCGAGCGTGAAGGGCTGGCCGCGGTCCTCGGATTGGTCGCGAGTGACGCCGAGCCAGGTCTGGCCGGCGGGCTTGCGCACCAGGCGCCGGCCGTCGACGGTGAAGAACTGGGTTGCATCGAACTTCCCCCAGCTCGCCGCGTCCGGGCCCACCAGGACGCCGTGGCCGCGGTTGGGTTCGAACGCTGCGATCGCCTCCTGGCCCAGGCACACGGCCACGCCGTACAGCGCGGTGGCCTGGTGATCGCTGACACCCCAGTTGGAGTCGGAATCGACCTCGGCCACCAGCGTCGGCTCGGTGTCCGAGTGCACCAGGGCCAGGCGATTGACGGCGAAGCCGGTGCGCTCCAGGGCCTGGAGTGTCTGGGTCATCGTGTTGCGGCCGCCGCCGCGGACGTTGAGACCGATGTTCAGGATCAGGGTAGGGGTGCGGTACTGCATGGTGCTGCTTTCGGTGTTGTTTCTTGCGAAACGGTTGGTTGGTGAAGAGAAGTATATGTTGCGCAAGATCGCGTGGTACTAGGAAAAACCCTAACCCCTCGCGTCAGCGAGTTGGGAATCAAGTGCAAACCCGCATGTGGCGCCCATAGGTGCTGCGGAGCTTGTGTAGCGCGCGTTGCAGAACCTGGTGCACGCGGCCCCCCGACACACCCAGCTCCAGCCCCGCTTCGCGGAGCGTGCAGTTGTCCATCAGGCACAGCTTTACGGCCTGCTGTTCGCGCACAGTCATCGGCGTAGCGTCCAGCAGGCGCCTTGCGTAGTCCTGGAGCAGCTCGAGTTCCGGGTCGGTGCTGGTTGGCCAGTAGATGTCGATCGGCTCGCAGGGCTCGGGCTCGACGTGTCGGCTGTACCAGATTTTCTTTGCCTCGCTGGGCAGGCCCTTGAGGCCGATCTTTCCGTAGTGGCTCATGTCGGCCCTCTATGCGACGGCGTTGTGCTGGCTGCGGTGCTTGCTGTCGGCGTGGTCCTCGAAGAACCCCACCAGCGAGCAGAACTGGCCGCTGAACTTGTCGATGTTCGGGCGCAGGTTGTTGATGTTGCCGGTCTTGGCCCAGTAGACGGCGCTGCCGGGCCACACCTTGGTGCCGGTGCGGAAGCGCACGGCCAGTCCGCCGATCGTGGTGCTGTCGCCGCGGCTGTGGCAGTTCACGCGGCGGCGGTCGCCGCGCAGCGTGATCTCGACGTTCTGGCTCTCGTAGCTGCGGGGGCGGCCCTTGCGGTCGGTGTACTCGACCGTCTCGGTCCGCAGGGTGTCGAAGTGGATTGTGAACATGTTGGGGCTCCCTTTGATGTTGGCGGAGAGGGCTAGGCGGCCGCCGCTGCGCGAAGCCCGGTGTAGCTGTATCCGCGGTTTGACGCTTCGCGCAGGCACAGGGCGTAGGTCTCAAAAGACCGGATGCGAACGTCGAGCGGCAGACTGCTGTCGGCCTTGCGCTCTTCTGCTTCAACCATGGCCCGCCAGAGTTCGGCGTCGGTGAGTTGGGTCTTCATTTCGGCTCTCCCGGTCAGGCTGTCAGTGCGCGACGGGCGACGGCGCGGGCCTTCTGGTCTTCCAGGCGCTTGAGTTCCGCGGCGGCCTCGCACATGGCCCGCGTCCAGCTGGAGAAGGTGCCCCAGCGCACGCTGTCCAGATGCCGCCATCCGTCGATGGCGCCGCGCTCCATCTCGTCGATCAGGCCGGCGCTGGTGATTGCCGGGTTGCGGCGGGCGGCGCTGAGGATGTCTTGTGTTGCCTTGATCATGGTGTGGCTCCTGTTGGTGGGTGACACTGGCAAACCCGAAGGCTTGCCGCTGCCACCGCAGCGGGTTGTGGGTATCAATGCTTGACGCGAATGTAGGTGGGGCCTTCGCGCACGCCGTCGCACCAGCTTGGGCGCGTCATGACGCGCACCCAGTTAGCGTGCTGTTCGAGCGTTGGCTCATCGTGGCGCTCCTGGCCGGTCACGATGCAGCTGGCGGGGCCGCGGCGCACCGCTTCGTCGGAGAGTAGGTAGGTCTCGCCGGGCCCCACCAGGTACTGTTCTTCGCGCAGGTACTTGACGGCCAGGTCGAAGCTGGTCGCGGCGATGTAGATGGCGATGTAGGGGCGCCGGCCCTCGGGTGTGGCGGGCGCAAACTGCAGGGCGCAGTAGATGCGGGGCTGGGTCATGTCGTTGCTCCTGTGAAAGGGTTGGTTGACGAGAGAAAGTATATGTTGCGCAACATTGTGTTGAATTAGGGGAAACCCTAATCGCGCCGGCTTTCCTGGCGGGTCTGCAGGTACTCCTGCAGGTGGCCCACCGTGCCGGGCCGGTCGAGCCAGACACCGACCTGCCTGACGCCGTTCGTGCGCGTCTCGATGATCTGGACCCCGCCGCCTTCGCGGTACGGCCGCACCGTCGTGTTCGGCAGCGCGGCGATTTGCTGGAGGAGTTCGGATACAACATGGCGCGACTGGCGCTTCGTGAGCTCATCCCGCAACGCGCGCCGCCAGCTAGGCGAGTAATTCTTGGGCGCGCGCTCAACGGCGGCCACAGCCGCCTCAAGCTGGTCGGTGCGGAGCGCGCCAGCCTGGCCGCGCATGTTGACTGTGTAAGCGAACGGCATGGCGGCTCCTCAAGCGTAGCGGTTGCGAATCAAGAACTGCACCAGCTCCAGGCGGCTGCCTTCGCGGTACTTGCCGCCGACCGGCCACACGTAGCACTTGCCGCTGCTTAGTTCACCGATCATCTTTTCGGCCGCCTCCTCGCGAGCTGCGATGCGTGCGTGGTAGCGGTTTTCACTCTTGATGCGGCGGGCTTCGCGGGCCTCGAGTTGCCGGTAGATGTCCATGTCGCTGCTCCTGGTTGCAAAAGGTTGGTGGTGGACAAAACAAATTGTTGTGCAACAAAACACGCAGGGCAAACAAAGCCCGACCAAATCGGTAGTCAATTAGGGAGAACCCTAGTGCCGTGTGGCGAGTGCGCAACAAAGTGTTGCAATAAGCCAACAGACTGTGCTACAGTCGCGCCAAACCGCGTACAGCGCGGGCCAAGAACAACACGCCAGTGGCTTCCCCTCTTGAGGGCGAAGCCATGCCTGTTTCAGACGCGGGATAGCTCAGCCTGGTAGAGCAGCGGCTTCATACGCCGCTGGCCGGCGGTTCGAATCCGTCTCCCGCAACCATCTCCGAGGCCTCCCATGACTCTGATCGACAACTGGAAGGCAGTTGCGACCAGGGCGTGGTCTATGCGCCTGGTCGTGCTGTCCGCAATCCTGTCCGGCGCCGAGGTGGCGCTGCCGCTGTTCAGCGATGCTGTGCACCGCGGCACGTTCGCGGCGCTCGCCATCGTGGTCTCCCTGGGTGCGGCGGTGTCGCGCCTGGTGGCGCAACCGAGGCTGCGCCAATGATCCCGCCGCAGGCTCGCACCAAGGTCGCGGCACTCGTGCTCAGCGCCTCCGCCCTGGTGGGCCTGGCGCTGCATGAGGGCTACGAGCCGGTGGCCAAGCCGCCGGTGCCGGGTGACGTCGACACGGGTGGCTTCGGCTCAACCCGGCGCGAGGACGGCGCGCCGATGAGGCCGGGCGAGAAGGTGCCGCCCACGCGGGCCCTGGTGCTGTTGCTCAATGACGCCGCCAAGGCAGAGCGCGCCGTCAAGCGCTGCGCGCCGGTGCCCATGCACCAGTACGAGTTCTCGGCCTACGTCTCGCTGACGTACAACATCGGCGAGACCGCGTTCTGCACGAGCACGCTGGCGCGCAAGCTCAACGCCCTGGACTACGACGGGGCGTGCAAGGAGATCCTGCGCTGGGACAAGTTCCAGGGGCAGCCGCTGCGAGGCCTGACCAACCGCCGCCAGGCTGAGTACAAGCAGTGCATCGGGGAGGCTGAGTGATTCCGCCCGTGCTTGCTGCCTACGCCGCCCGGGCCTGGGTGAAGGCGGTGGCGGTGCTGGCCCTGGCGGCCGCCCTGCTCTTCACCGGCTACCACTTCGGGGTGAAGCTGACCAAGGCGGACTGGGCGCAGGAGCGCGCCGCCTGGAGCGAGGAGCGCGCTGCGCTCGCCACACAGTACGCGGCCGCACAGAAGGCGGCCCGCGACGAGGAGAAGCGACGTGCAGATGAGGCTCAGAGAATCGTGGACGACTTGGGCAAGGCCCAGGCTGCTACTGCTGTTCGTGCTGTTCGCGCTGAGCGCGCTGCTGACGGCCTGCGCGACACCATCGCCGCCCTCAACGCCCGCCCCCTGCCCGACGCCCCCAGCTGCCCCGCGGCTGCCGGCCACGCTCGCGAAGCCACCGTCGCCCGAGAGCTCCTCGGCGCGTGCGCAGAAGAGTATCGAGGAGTGGCAGCGGAAGCTGACCGACTCCGAGACCAAGTGACCGGGCTTCAGGGCTGGGTTGACGCCATTGAGAAGTGAACATGACGCCAGAAGCCACCGAACTCGCTGTCGCCCTCTCGCGCATGCAGTCCATGAGCGCGGACTTGCAGGAGATCAAGGCAACCATGAAAGACTTGGCCAACGCAGTAGCGCGTCTGGCGGTCGTCGAAGAGCGTCAGGCGAACACGAGTGACAGCATCGGTCGCGCCTTCACCGAGATCAAGAGCCTGGGCGAGCGCATCGCCGTGCTCGAGCAGAGCCAGCCACTGAACAAGCACTCGAGCGACATGGTGCAGACCGTGACCAAGTACGTCGTGGTCGCCGTGCTGGGCGCGGTGATCTCGGGCCTGTGGGTGCGTCAGCCCTCGGCGCCCGCAGCCAACCCACCCGTGATCGTAGGCAAGTGATCATGAGCAACCCCAACCCGCAAGCGCAGCAGCAGGCCGAAGACTTCGAGGGCTTCGAGCTCGACCTCGACTCCGACGCGCCCCTGGCGCCCGCCTGCCCGCTCAACCCGGGTGAGGGTGAGTGCGAGGCCTGTCAGTAGGTCATGACCGGCAAGGCGGATAGGCAGCCGATCGACTGGGAGCTCATCGAGAAGGACTACCGGGCCGGCATCAAGACACTGAGGCAGATCGCCGAAGAGCGTGGGGTGTCCCATGTGGCGATCCAGAAGAAGGCCAAGCAGTACGGCTGGACGCGCGACCTGAGCGAAAAGATTCAGGCCAAAGCGAAAGAGAAGGTTACCAAGGCCGCGGTTACCAAGGCGAGTTACCAAACCGGCTTGGAAACCAAAGAGGCCAAGCTGACCGATGCGCAGGTGGTCGACAAGTACGCCGACATCGTGGCGTCGGTCGATCAGATCCAGCGCGAGGACGTGAAGCTGGCCATCGACAACAGCCGCAATCAGCTGCAGGAGCTGGTGACGCTGGGCGACCCGAAGTTCCGCGCCGCTCTCGAGGCGATCGCCGACGCGATGGATGAGTCGGGACCAACGGCCAACGGCGCGTGGAAGACCGACAAGGTCAATGAGCTGTACCGCTACATCATCAGCCTGGCCGGGCGAGTGAAGATGGCCAAGGAGGTCGCTGGCAGCCACGGCGTGTACCTGCCGCTGCAGCGCAAGATCTTCGGCCTGGATGCCGAGAAGAAGTCCGCCGGTGAGTTCGAGGAGATGCTGCGCCGGGTTCAGGCCGCGGAGGACTGATGGCCGAGGCCTTCGATCCTGATCAGCTCGCCAAGATCCGGCGGCTGCAGAAGAGCCTCGAGGTCTACAGCGCGCACTGCCTGAAGATCCTCGACAAGGCGGGCACCAAGCTGCCGTTCCTGTTCAACCAGGCGCAGAGCTTCGTGCACGAGCGCCTGGAGAGGCAGCTCGCCGAGACCGGCAGGGTCCGGGCGCTGATCCTGAAGGGCCGGCAGCAGGGTGTCTCGACCTACGTCGGGGCGCGCTACTACCACAAGACCTCGATGTTCCACGGCCAGCGTGCGTTCATCGTGGCGCACGAGCAGAAGGCGACGAACAACCTGTTCTCGATGGTCAAGCGCTACCACGAGAACAACCCTTGCCCGATCAGCACTGGCGCGACGAACGCGCAGGAGCTGATCTTCGACAAGCTCGACGGTGGCTACAAGCTGGCCACCGCGGGCACCAAGGACGTCGGTCGATCGAACACCGCGCAGCTGCTGCACGGCTCGGAGTTCGCGTTCTGGGACAACGCGGCGATGCACCTCGCGGGCATCGGCAACACCATCGGTGACCTGCCGGGCAGCGAGATCATCCTCGAGTCCACGGCCAACGGCCTGGGCAACCAGTTCCACACGATGTGGCAGGAGGCCGAGGCCGGGCGTGGCGAGTACATCGCCATCTTCGTGCCCTGGTACTGGCAGGCCGAGTACCGCGCCAAGGTGCGCGAGGACTTCGAGCTGTCCGACGAGGACCGCGAGTACATGCTGGCCTACGGGCTGGACATGGAGCAGATGCAGTGGCGGGCGAACAAGATCTCCACCTACGGCCGCGGCCACGAGTGGCTGTTCGACCAGGAGTACCCGGCTACTGCGGCGCTGGCGTTCAAGACGTCGACGCTGAACCCGCTGATCAGCCCGAACGCGGTGGCGCGGGCGGCTGCCACGGACTTCCGGGAGCGCTCGGGTCCGTTGATCATCGGCTGCGACCCGGCCGGCGACGGCGAGGGCAAGCACGACCGCAGCGCGATCGCGTTCCGCCAGGGTCGCACCTGCTTCCGCCTCGAGTGGTTGCCGGAGGACTGGAACACGATGCAGATCGCCGGCCGCCTGGTCGAGATCTGGAACACGATGCAGCCCGACGCGATCATCGTCGACAAGGGCGGCCTGGGTGCTGGCATCCACGATCGGTTGGTTGAGCTGAACGTGCCGGTGATCGGCGTCAACAACGCCGAGCGCGACATCGACCCGGAGCGCTACGAGAACATCCGCGCCGGCATGTGGTGGCGCATGGAGGAGTGGTTCCACGACTTCCCGTGCCGCATCCCGAACGACGCGGCGCTGATGGCCGACGTGACGGCACCTCAGCCCGAGGTGCACTCCAACGGCAAGAAGCTGCTGGAGTCGAAGAAGAAGATGGCCAAGCGCGGCATCCGCAGCCCCGACGGCGGCGACGCGCTGGCCCTGACGTTCGCCGTGCCTGTGGCGCCGCGGATCAAGGAGACCCTGGGTGCGCCCGGGGGCTCGTACAAGCCGCCGACTTCGGCCGGCTACTGAGGACACGCGATGGACAAGACCGCATACGCAGACGCCTGGACCGAGGGCGAAGAGGACGCGCCGGCGCAGAACGCCGTGGCCGCCGCCGCCAAGAAGGCCGCAGCGACCGACAAGGACGCCTACATCACGGCCTACGCTGACCTCGAGGACGGCAAGGCCGCCAAGGGCGAGGACGTCAAAGACAAGGCCAAGGCCAAGTCCAAGGACGAGGAGAAGTCGGCATGAAGAACCCGGGCGAGTTCGTCCTGACCCTGCTCAACGCCCGCACCGCGGCGCACGTTGCGCACCTGTCGGTCAGCGGCCCGGGATCGTTCGCCAGGCACACCGCCCTGGCCGAGTTCTACGAGGGCATCGCCGAGCTCGCCGATCGCTTCGCCGAGACCTACATGGGCTGCTACGGCGAGCTCATCAAGTTCGGCGGCTCGAGCTTCAAGATGGATCGCGACCCCATCAGGATGCTCGGGTCCCTCAAGGTCGTGATCGGTGACGCACGCAGCGAGTGCGCCGACAACGGCTACCTGCAGCAGGTGTGCGACGACATGATGGAGCTCGTCGCCACCACGCTCTACAAGCTCCGATACCTGGCCTGACGTGGACGCATCAGATCAGACCCAATACGCGCTGGCCGCCGTAGACCAGCTCCGCGACGATCCGCAGCAGACGGTGGCCCTGGATTCCCTGGGCGTCGACCTGCTGGCCGAGTTCGCCCGAGCTGAGCTCGACCGGCGCCTGACCGAGGAGCGCTGGCTGATGGACCTGCGCCAGTACCGTGGCAAGTACGACCCCGACGTGCTGGCGGCCATCGGGCCGAACCGCTCGAAGGCGTTCGTGCGCAAGACCCGGGTCAAGGTCAAGACCGTCGACAGCCGCGTGGCCGACCTCCTGTTCCCGGCTGGCGCCGAGAAGAACTGGGAGGTCGACAGCACGCCGGTGCCCAGCGTGTCGCGTGAGCAGCGCGCCGCGGCGGCCCAGCAGCTGCAGCGCATGTCGCGCGGCCAGCCGGTTCCGCCGGAGGCGCTCGATCGCTTCCTGCTCGAGGTGGTGCGCCAGTCGGCCAAGAAGATGTCCAAGGTCATCGAGGACCAGTTGGTCGAGGCGCGCTACAAGGACGTCTCGATCAAGACGATCCACAGCGGCCACCTGTACGGCACGGGGATCATGAAGGGCCCGCTGGTCGAGCGCAAGATCCGCACGACGTTCACGCAGCAGGGCAAAAACTGGGTGCCGAAGTCCGAGACCTACGTGGTCCCGTTCGTGGACTACGTGCCCATCTGGCGCTTCTACCCGGACATGAACGCCACGACGCTCGAGCAGTGCAAGTACGTGTACGAGCGGCACAACATGACCCGGGCCGACCTGGCCGAGCTCGCGCAGCGCAAGAGCTTTGATCGCGCCAAGATCGTCGCGTACCTGAAGGCGCACCCGGACGGCGAGATCAAGCTGCGCTACTACGACAACGAGCTGCGCATCATCGGCGAGCGCACAGCGAACCAGGGCAACAAGCAGAACCAGTACGAGGTGCTCGAGCGCTGGGGCTACATCGATGGCGCCAAGCTCAAGGGCGTGGGCGTCAAGGTCCCCGAGGATCGCATGCACGAGACGTTCTTCAGCAACGTCTGGCTGCTGCCCAACGGCGAAGTGATCAAGGCGGTGCTGCAGCCGATCAACGGCGTGACCTGGCCGTACCACCTGTACTACTTCGACAAGGACGAGACGTCGATCTTCGGCGAGGGCCTGGCCGCGGTGATGCGCGATGACCAGACCATGCTGAACGCCAGCGTGCGCATGATGCTCGACAACAGCGCGATCACCTCGGGCCCGATGCTCGAGGTCGCGCCGGGCCTGCTGTCCAACACGGATCGCATGGACGAGATGCACCCGTGGAAGATCTGGTTCCGCAACACGGCCCAGCCCGGCCAGCCGGCGGTGCGCTCGATCGAGCTGCCCTCGCGCCTGGGTGACCTGGCCGGCATGGCCGACCGCTTCGAGAACAACGCCGACGAGGTCACCGCGATCCCGCGCTACATGAGCGGCGAGAACGTGGGCGCCGGCGCGGCCGGCACCGCCTCGGGCATGTCGATGCTGATGGGCGCGGCCAACATCGTGATCAAGGACCTGATCACCGCCTGGGACGAGGGCGTGACCCGGCCATTCCTGACCGCGCTGTACCGCTGGAACATGCAGTTCCACAAGGACAACAGCATCAAGGGCGACTTCGACGTGAAGGCCCGCGGCACAGCCAGCCTGGTGGCCAAGGAGGTGAGGGCGCGGCAGCTCAACGAGTTCGCCAACCTCACCGCCAACGACCTCGACGCACCCTACATCAAGCGCGACAAGCTCAACCGCATGCGCGCCGAGGCCAACGAGCTGGGTGACGTGGTCAAGAGCGAGGACGAGGTCAAGGAAGAGATCAACAGCCCGCAGGCACGGATGCAGGCTGAACTCGCACAGGCCCAGGCTCAGCTCATGCTGCAGGAGGCCCAGGCCAAGGTCCAGAATATGATGGCCGACGCCGAGCTCGCACAGGCCAAGTCGCGCGAGACCCTGGCGCGCATCGACATGATTGTGGCCGAGGCGGTCAACAAGCGCGTCGAGGCGGTCTACGCTGCGCTGCAGGCCGGCGGTGTGGCCACCAGCAATCCGACCATCGCGCCGGCCGGCGACGAGATCCTGCGCAGCTCCGGCTGGCAGGACGCGACGCCGGACCCGTCGATCGCCCAGCTCAACGGTCCGCCCGTGCAGGACGACCAGGGCACGATGGTGCGCATGGGCGGCAACGAGCAGTTCGCCATCGAGCCGCGTGGCAACACCAGCCCGGCCGAGCCGGGCGTGCCGATGGATGCGCAGATGCAGATGAACGCGCCTCAGCCCGACCCCCAGGCCATGACCGGCATGGACGGCGTGCGCGGCGGCATTGAGACGCCGGAGGTGTGATGGAAGACGCAGGCATGGTCGCCATTCGCGAGCTGCAGAGCGCCTCCACTGCCGTGGCCGAGTTCCGCGGCGCCGACCCGCTTGTGCACATCGACAAGATGCTCTCGAGCCTGGCCGACGTCTACCGCGCGCAGCTGGCCGACGTCTCTGTCGATGAGCTGCAGCGCGTGCAGGCGCACCTGAAGCAGACGCTGGCCATTCGCGCAACGCTGCGCGGGCAGCAGCCCCTGCCGATAGTTTGATCTCAGCCCCCGGGCCAACGTGTAAGCGCGGCTTACAGGTTCGGCAAGGGACAGTGTGAGCCGGGCGACCGGCTGTTGGAAGCCGATCGAAAGGACAACATGGCAACCCAAGACCAGATGAAGGGCGAGCAAGACGAGTTCGCTGCCGCCTTCAACGAAGACAGCGCTCCCGCCAAGGAGATGAGCGAGGACGAGGCCTTTGGCCTGTCCGACCCTGCGCCTGCCGACCCCGTCGCCGAAGATGGCGCCGAGGGCCAGGCCGCGGACGTCGACATGGCCATCGTGATGGATGCCGACGAGGTCGAGAAGGCCTCCGGGGACGCCATGGCCAAGGACACCGCAGAGGCTGCCGCAGAGCCCGCAGGCGAGGCTGAGGTGGTCTCCGACGAGGGCGACGCCGCGGAGGTCAAGCCGCCCATGGTCGACATGGAAAAGGAAGTCCAGCGCCTGAAGAGCTGGGAGGGCCGACTCAAGGCCATGGAGGCCAAGCTCAAGGCCGCTGGCGCCGACCAGCCCGGCGAGCAGAAGGCCGCCGTGAGTGATGCCATCGAGCAGGCCGCCGACGCCGCCGACACGCCCGCCGACAGCGAGAACATCGAGCAGATCGCCGAGCAGGTCGAAGACGGCACGATCACGCCCCAGCAGGCAATGAAGCAACTGGCCGAGGACTTCGGCGAGGACTTCGTCAAGATGATCGAGGCGATCGCCGTAGCCAAGGCCAAGGAGGCCGGCTCGAGCGCGGCCAGCGAGAAGTTCGGCGAGCTCTCCAAGACCGTCGACGAGGTGATCGCCGACATCGTCGACACCAAGGCGCGCAGCCACTTCGAGCAGATCGCCGACCGCCACCCTGACTTCCAGGAGGTGGGTGCGAGCGAGGAGTTCAAGGCCTACATCGAGGCGCTGCCAGAGAACCAGAAGGGTCAGGCCATGGAGGTCATCTCCAGCGGCTCGGCCAAGCAGATCGTCAGGCTGCTGGACGGCTTCAAGAAGAGCGCCACCGCGGCGCCCGCCGAGGAGCTCACCGAAGCCGCTGGCGAGTCGATCGTCGACGCGGCGACCGAGGCGCAGATGGACGCCGCCGAAGGTGTGCGCAGCTCCGGCATGAAGCTGCCCGAGCAGCCCAAGTCGTCCAACTACGAAGACGCCTGGAACGACTACTGATCAAACGCCCGAGGCCTCTGCGCTGCACGCCTCGGCTTTCACCACACCGGCATTCGCTGTTTTCGAATCGCGAATGCCAACACCATGTGGAAGGCAGTCCACACGAGCTGCCTCACAGCCGGCGTAGCGGGGTGCGCCGGATACCAAACACCCAGCACCTGGAGCACGACAAACCAGTCGCGCATGAGAAGAGGACCCGGGACACGCTACGGCGCCCCAGCATGGGTTCTGCGTATCTGCACACGGCACACGGGACAGTCCACACGCTCCTCTCCGAGATGGCTGTGAAAACAGCAAATTTGACCCGCCATTAACGAAAGGAAATTCAAATGGCTCAGACCGCATACGGCGACATTTCGCCCCGTACCGCTGCCTACGCAGAGAAAGAACTGCTGAAGCGCGGCATCCCCTACCTGGTGCTGGAGAAGTTTGGCCAAGCCAAGGCCCTGCCTGAGGCCAGCACCAAGGTCATCAAGTTCCGCCGCTACAACGCGCTGCCGAACACCCCGACGACCCTGTCCGAAGGCGTGACGCCTGCCGGCCAGACGCTGGCGGTGACCGACGTGACGGCCACCCTCGCCCAGTACGGCGACAAGGTGACCATCACCGACGTGATCCTGGACACCCACGAGGACCCGACCCTGAACGAGTCGGTGGCCTTGCTGGGCGAGCAGGCGGCGCAGATGATCGAGAAGATGCGCTTCGGCGTGCTGAAGGCTGGCACGAACGTGCTGTACGCCAACGGCGCTGCCCGCAACGCCGTCAACACCGCGATCAGCATCACGCTGCAGCGCCGTGCTGTGCGTGCCCTGAAGCGCCAGAACGCGCGCTTCATCACCTCCGTCATCCGCTCGACGCCGTCCTTCGGCACCGAGAACGTGGCTCCTGGCTTCGTCGCCCTGATCCACCCGGACTGCGAGGCTGACGTGCGCGGCCTGACCGGCTTCGTGCCTGCTGAGAAGTACGGCACGATGACCCCGTGGGAGAACGAGCTCGGCAAGGTGGAGGACGTGCGCTACGTGTCCTCGACCATCTTCGAGCCGTTCGCCGACGCCGGCGGCGCCAAGGGCACCATGCTGTCCACGACCGGCACCAGCGCCGACGTGTACCCGGTGCTGTTCCTGGGCCGGGACGCTTACGGCATCGTCGCGCTGAAGGGCATGTTCGCCCTGACGCCGATGGTCGTGAACCCCAAGCCCAGCGACTCCGATCCGCTGGCCCAGCGTGGTCACGTCGCCTGGAAGGCGATGCAGACCTGCGTCATCCTGAATGACAGCTGGATGGTGCGCGGGGAAGTGGCCGCCACCGCCTGATCGTTGGCCGGGTAACACCGGCCTCGACTGGCAGCCCCCATTCGTGGGGGCTTTGCTTTTGGTGCTGCGAGAAATCGATCGCGACCAACCCGATGCCGGGGCGGGTAATCCCCGGCACCTTCTGTGAGGACCCATCAACATGAGCAACAACACGCAAGTGTCAGACATCGACAGCGCGCCGGAGTCTCCGGCGACCGCGCCCAAGGCCGTCGCCAAGCGCACGGCCAAGGTCGATGGCTTCGACGCCGCCCTGTCGGGCAAGAAGAAGACGATCACGATCCACACCTCCGAGTCCGAGGGCGGCCACGACGCCGTGCCCATCGGCATCAACGGCTACATGTACCAGGTGCCCCGCGGCATCCCGGTCGAGGTGCCGGAGGAGCTGGTGCACATCCTCGAGAACGCCAAGGTCACCACCTTCCATCCGACGAAGGAGCCCGGCGAGTTCGTGGAGCGCATCAACAATCGGTTCGCCTTCAGCGTTCACTGATCCGCCAACCTGAGGTAACACCATGGCCGCATCCACCCTCGTCAAGGACGTCCTTTACCGGGTGTCGTCGCAGCTGCACGACATCAGTCCGCAGTTCACGCGCTGGACCCAGCGCGAACTGGTCTCCTGGCTCAACGACGGCCAGAAGGCCATCGCCAAGTACATGCCGTCGTCCTGCTCGCGGGTGGATTCGGTCAAGCTCTCCCCTGGCACGCGCCAGTCGATCGAGACCATCCTGGCGGCCAACCTCATCACCGGCGACGGCTCCAACCCCGCGCAGGTTCTGGGGAACTACCTGCAGTCGGTGATCCGCAACATGGGCGCCAACGGCTCCACGCCGGGCAACGCCATCCGCATCGCCGACCGCGAGGTTCTGGACGTCAACACGCCCAACTGGCACACGGCCTCCGCCAACGCGGTGTCGCAGTACGTGTTCGACCCCCGTACCCCGAAGGTCTTCTACGTCTCGCCCGGCGTCCCCGCGTCGCCCAACGTGTGGGTTGAGCTCTCCTACCTGGCGAGCCCGGTCGAGATCAGCACCGGCGGCAGCTACGGCATGGACGGCGCGGACACCACCAAGATCTCGGTGGACGACCGCTACACCGACGACCTCGTCAACTACATCCTGGCCCGCGCCTACATGAAGGACGCCGAGTTCGCCAACAACGCCAACCAGGCGGCCGCAGCAACGCAGCTTTTCACGGGCAGCATCAACGCCCAGGTGGCCGCGCTGACCGGCGTCAACCCGAACCTGCGCAGCCTGCCGTTCAACCCGACGGTGCCCGTCAACCAGCCGCCGGCGCCCTAAGCCATGACGCCAACGCAGCTGCTGCCCTACCTTCTGCCGGAGGTGCCTGGGGTGCCGGATGCCCTGGCCACCCAGTCGATCATGCGGGCGGCCAACGACTTCTGCCGCGAGACCGGGGTCTGGAACGAGATCCAGGACCCGATCCCGGTCGAGGACGACGTCAACGAGTACGACCTGGTTGCGCCGGCCGGCGCCCAGGTGGTGACCGTCAAGTCCATCTGGATGGTCAACCGCGAGCTCGTGCCGGTCACCATGGAGCGGCTGCAGGAGCTGATCCCAAACTGGCAGGAGGCCAAGGGCTCTGACCCGGCCTACTACAACTGCCCGCAGGACTGGTCGACGGTTCGGGTCTACCCGATCCCGTTCGGGGCCAACGGTCAGACGATCACCATCCGCGCGCTGTACGCACCCAGCCAGTTCGGCGCCAACCTCCCTCAGTTCCTCGTCGACGTCTACCTCGACGAGATCCTGGCCGGCGCCAAGGCGCGCCTGATGCAGATGCCGGGCAAGGCCTGGAGCAATCCGCAGCTGGCCGCCTTCAACCAGGCCTTCTTCAACGAGGGCGTCACCAAGGCCAAGGTGTTCATCGCCCATGACAAGGTCGCAGGCAGCGTGCGCGTGCGGCCGGTGCGCTACGGCTACCGCTGAGCGCTTCGCCGTTGGGCCGCGCACAACGCGGCTTGACTGACCTTCTCGGCCCACACCACGGGCCGAGTCAACCGCCCGGCAACGGGCAACGCGCGCCCGCGCAACCATCCCAGCAATCCATCTTCACGGAGCTATCCCCATGAGCAAGTTTTCCAACTACACCGAGAACAACATCGTCCAGACGACGCTGCGCGGCGCCGCCTTCCCCGTGCCCGCCGGCGTGTATGTCGGCCTGTTCACGGCCGACCCGACGGACGCCAACGTGACCGCCAACGAGGTGCAGACCGCAGCCTGGCCGGCCTACGCTCGCCGCGACGCGGCTGACGGCGCAGCCATCTCCACCGGGTGGACAGCCTCAGCCGATGGTGTGTCGAGCAACGCCAAGAACATCACCTTCGCCGCCAACAACGGGGCCGGCTCTGTCACGGTGACGCACATCGGCCTGTACGACGCAGCCACCGGCGGCAACCTGCTGTACCACGCCGCCCTGACCTCCAGCAAGACCCTGCTGGTGGGTGACGTCCTGAGCTTCGGCATCGGCTCGATCACCGTCACTGTGGCCTAAGGCCTAGCGCAGGGGCGCGGGTGAACTTCTTCGGCATCAACGCCGGCGCGCTCAACGGCGGCGCGCTGGTTGCCGTCGTTGCTGCCGCGGCCGCGATCTCCTGCACCTCCTCGGTGTCGGCGAGCGCGACGCGGCAGCTTGACATCACCGCGCCCACAGTTGCCACCGCCAACGTCACGGCGGCGGCAACCGCCGTACGTCAAGCCACGTCTGAGATTGAGTGCTTCGCCAGCCTGGTGGCGGCGTCCTCCAACAGACAGTCTGCTGCGGCCAGTGCCGGAGGGTCGGCGACGGTCTCGGCGTTCCTGCTGCGCGGCGTCACGGCCACCTCCGACATCTTTGGCTCCGCAAGCGTCATCGCGATACCGGCGAGCACGCTTGCCGCCTCGAGCGTTTCCGGCGCGTCCTCGGTTGCGGCCAACGCGACCCGCATCCAGCCGGGGCGCGCCGACATCCCCGTCAGCGGAAACCTGGCGCCAACGACGGCGCCCTTGATCACGCGCTACGCGACCTCGCAGTCGACCTCGGGCACTGGGTTCCTGCGCGCCGAGCCAAAGGTCAACAACCAGTCCTTTGGATTCGCCGACCCGATTGGCTGGTGCGAGGTCACCGCCTCGGCCGTCAACTTCAAGCTGTCCGCTGCCGACGTTGGCC